ATGAAGCTGAAGGAATACAGGGTCCGCGAGTTCCGTAGCATTTGGGACACCGGCCCCATTAAGGTAGATGACCAGACTACCTGCTTTGTGGGAAAGAACGAGGCGGGGAAGACTACTGTTCTGACGGCCCTTTATCGCACCAACCCGATTCGACCAAAGGACGCCGTTTTCGACGAGACCTACGACTATCCGAAGCGGGAAGTGGAGGATTACCTACACGCGGTCGAAAGTGGCGAGCGCGAGAAGGCTGTGGTAGTCAGTTGCACTTATGAACTCGAACAGGATGACTTCGACGCAATATCGGAGGTCTTCGGACCAAAGGCGTTTACGGGCCCGACATTTACGCGTGATTGCTACTACGGCAAGAACAGCAGCATGGGTTTCCTGGCTTGCGATGAGGCTGCGGCAAGGAAGCACCTCGCTGACAACTCAGCCTTGACTGATGACCTAAAGACCAAGCTCCTTGAAGCGCCAAGCTGGCAGGCATTTGCGGCGACGCTCGACGGGACAGAAGCTACTGAAGCTGTCACGGCGCTTAAAGCTCTGGTCGCTAAGGTCATCAAGAGCGGCAATGTTCGCTCTTACATCTACAATAACTTGATCTGGCCCCGCGCGCCCAAGTTCCTCTACTTCGATGAATATTACCAGATGGAGGGACAGGCCAACCTTGACGCCCTCATCGCGCGCGAGGACGATGACGAGCTTTTGGGTTCGGACTACCCGCTCATCGGCCTCATCAATCTGGCGCGCCTCGACCACCGCAAGCTCGTGGCCACCAACAACACGGTGGAACTGAAGAATAAGCTGCAAGGTGCCGGGAACCATCTCACTCAGCGTATCGTCAAGTACTGGTCTCAGAACAAGCACATACAGATGCGCTTCGACGTGCGTGACGCCAAAGCCGGAGACCCTGACGGGATGCAGCAAGGGGTCAACGTGTGGGGCGAAGTGTATGATTCCGTGCACTGGGCCACGACGCCGCTGAGCAATCGGTCACGGGGTTTTGTGTGGTTCTTCTCGTTTTTGGCCTGGTACGAGGATGTGAAACGCCAGAAGCAGAACGTCATCCTGCTGTTGGATGAGCCTGGTCTGTCTTTGCATGGTCGCGCGCAGGCGGACCTGCTGCGCTATTTCGATGCGGAGTTGTCTGGCCACCAACTCCTGTACACCACGCACTCGCCGTTTATGATCGATCCCACCAAGTTCGAGCGTGTCCGGATTGTACAGGATCTAGGCATCGACGCCCCGGAGGCGCTGCCCAGGGAGGAGGACGGCACAAAGGTGCTGGCCAACGTGTTCGACGCCACCGACGACAGCTTGTTCCCCTTGCAGGGTGCGCTTGGCTACGAAATCCAGCAGACCCTGTTCATAGGGCCAAACTCGCTCATCGTAGAGGGAGTCGCCGACATGCTTTACCTGCGGGGGGTGGCAGCCCAATTGGCCCGTGAAGGCCGCGAGGGGTTGTCTGAGGATTGGGTCATCACGCCTGTCGGTGGCAGCGGGAAGGTGCCCACTTTCGTGGCGCTTCTCGGATCGCAGAAGGGGATCAAGGTTGCTACGCTATTGGACATTCAGAACAGCGACAAACGAATAATTGAAGACCTGTACAAGAAGAACCTGCTCACCAAGAAGCGGGTGTCGACCTACGCGGACTTCACCGGCACTGCTGAAGCTGATGTGGAGGACATGTTTGATCGATCGTTCTACCTAGAACTGGTCAACGGCGAGTACGGCAAGCAGCTTGCGTCGAAGATCACGCTTGCGAAGCTCAACCAGAATGTGCCGCGGACGCTTCGGGCGATTGACGCTTGGCTGGCCGACAACCCCATGAAGTCCGGTTCCTTCGGCCACTACAGGCCCGCGCGCTACTTCACCGAGCAGCTAGCCACACTTTGGCCGAAGGTGTCGGATGAGACCAAGGATCGGTTTGAGGCGGCGTTCAAGCATCTGAACGGGCTGTTGTGTAATTAGCAGCAGTTGCCACATTCTCGGTGCGCTCTGGAGTCGGCTTGCACGACTTTTGAGGTACCAGCGGACATGCAACTCACGACCTCAATTCTGTCACTTAGTCAATCCTGCTTGACGTCCGCCTCGAGCCGATAGCGGTTGTACAGGAAGAAGGGCTGGCAAGCTTGGCAATCGATCGATTGGCTAGCCATTTCCAGCTTTTTCCGAGGGCGTTTTCACGCCTTCGGTCAGCAATCGGCATATGTGCCTACTCAGGCTGCGATATCTGCAATCTCGCCGTATTGGCATAGCACGCGCGGGCTGGTCATATCGCCGCTTTCCATGTCGACCATCACTGCATAAGCAGCGACACCAACGAACCTATCCGCCATCGCGCCGGCGAGCCGTTCTGCAGCTGCGGAGTTTGACGCCTGCCGCATCTCGCCTGGGGCAATGTTCCCGCGCACTTTCTTAAATGGCATAACGATAAATTTCTCACACAATGACATCGGCAAATCCTTTCTTTTTTAAACCGATGTTCTTATTTTGTTCGCATAAGTTGCAAAGTCAATCGGAGATTTACCCATCCGGCGGGGAGTGTGGATATAGCTGCTGCCAGGCTTTGTAGCACCTCGAAATCGACACCCGCCCGACCTGTGGATAACCGGTGGATTAACGGACGGGCATGGGTGCATGGCCAGTGAACATGATGCGCCCACCGACGCGCAGCTCGTCGATGCGATCGGCAGTAAATTCCTCCGATGGATACCCAGCGGCGATGTTGTCAGAGGTGAGGTAGAGCTTTCCGTCTAAGGACCATCGAGCACGTTTCACGAGGGCTCGATCCATCACATTGAAATGGTAGATGCGTCCATCGTCGACCTCAGTCTTTGAGGCGTCGGCGATGAGCAGTGCGCCGTCCGGTATCGTCGGCCACATGGAGTCGCCGCGAGCTTCCAAGATGTAGCAATAGTCCGGGTTGGCGCCGAGGTTACGCAGGAAGTCGCGGGCGAACGCCACTTCTCCGACTGGCATCTCATTGACTGGTACCAGGCCCCGCCCTGCAGAGGCCCGTGCATCAAACCTTGGCAGCCGCACTATGGTTTCGTTCACCTCGGCTGGCAGATTTTTGCTAGAAGCATCACCTCGGTCGTCCTCGCCCATCAACCAGGCGACGGAAACGCCCGTGGCTTGAGCGATTTCGATGATCGTCGAGGCCTTTGGCTCGCTTTTTCCTGACACATAGTCGGACAAGGTTCGTCTACTTACCCCTGACAGTTCTGCTTCCAGTTTATCCAAACCGCCTATCAATGCAGCGGCTTCGCGGATCCTTGTGCCTAAATCGCCCATGCTTCCTTGCAGATTTCTGCGGAGCAGGCAGAAATCTGCTTGCCACATGGCAGAAGACTGCTATCCTCTCCATAAATACGGACCAAATCACCCATGAAAAGGGAGGCCGGCCAGGGCCTCCCTCATCACATCGAGGATCCACTATGCACCGGCCCCAGCAGGCGGACAAGAAGACCAGGAAGGCGATCGACAAGATTGCTGAGATGACAGCGATCAAAGGTCGGCTTTTTACCGCCGGCCTTTCTCTTCTCGATATCGATCGCACCTATCAGCTCCCGCGTGGAACGGCTGGAACGACGCTCCGGGAGCCTAATGCGGCTGGGGAGAGGGCGATCGCTGCAGCTCTCGGTACAAGGCCACATTTGCTGTGGCGGTCGCGTTACCACGCCTCCGGTCTGCGGAAATCCCCTCAACCCCGCGAGAACTATGAGCGTCCGGCCACGATGGCACAACGCCAAAACGGCACGGCGGCGTAGACATGCGCAACCCCTTCATTCCCTCACGTTCCCCGGTTTGCGAGATTGCAAATCTGGTCCTGATTTTCGGCGTGACTTTTGCAGGCCTGACGGCGGCGGCAGCGGCTCTGGTCGCGAGTGTGATGCCATGAGCTTGAACGTCTTCGACCAGAACGCGCTTTACGATGCCCACCTTCACGCCTGTTTTGCGGCAGTCCGCGAAGGCTTTCCGCACCTTGCGGTCGGCGAAATCGTCGACCCTCCGCACGACTGGTTCGATGCGGCCCTCGCGCGCCAGGTCGTGATGCACCTGATGGTTACGGAATTGAAGTGGCCGAAGCGGCGCGTTGTCGAGGCCGAGAACCGTTCTCGCGAAGCGATCAACCGCGCGCTCCGCACGGTCGATGCCCGCCTCGGAAGCCTGCGTTTTGCCGCTCACTACAAGACGATGGCACTGCGTGCCCGCGCGCTCATCACCCTTCAAACCACAGCAGAAGAAGAAGTCGCATAATGGCCGAGTTTAAGCGCATCCTGATTTCAGACATCGTCATTCCAGAGCGGCTGCGCGCTGTCGAAGAAGAGCATGCGATCGCAATCGCTCAGAGCATCGTCGAGTATGGTCTGATCAACCCCATCACTGTTCGCAGCACGCCCAATGCGAAGGGCGGCAAGTACACTCTTGTCGCTGGCGCCCATCGCATCCGGGCAGAGCAGATCAACGAAGAGGCCGAAATCGACGCGATGATCGTCGAGGGCGACAAGGCCGAAGCCCAGCTCATCGAGATCACGGAAAACCTCTTTCGCAACGAGCTATCGGTGCTGGATCGCGCCGTGTTCGTGCAGACCTACCGCGACGTTTGGGAAGGCAAGTACGGGAAGGTCGAAGCAGGCCGACCCGGAAATCGCGCAAACCTTGCGCAATTACTTTCGGACGAGGCGGAAGCTGGAAGTTTCTCCAAGCATGTCGCCGATCGCATGGGTATCTCCAGGCGTGCTGTTGAGTATCTCAACAAGATTGCACAGAACGTCCACCCCGATGTTCGCGCGGCAGTTCGCGGTACTCCGGTCGCCGACAATCAATCTGCCCTGTTGAAGATCGCCAAGATGGAACCGCAAAAGCAGCGGCAGGCGGCGATCGCTTTTCGGGCCGAGCCGGATCTGAAAAAGGCGCTCGCACTGGTCGATCCTGCGCCGAAGCTCCCGAAGGCGCAGATCGAGCAGGCGACCCTGCTGTCTCGTCTCGTCACAGCCTGGGAAGACGCCAGTGAGGAGACCCGCAATCAGTTCCTCGCCCATATAGGCTTAGGCGATGAGCCGGACGCGCTGATGGCAGAAATCCGTAGCGAGGCCGGCGATGAGTAAGCATCCCGCGCAGCTGGACTTCTTCCTGCAGCCGCTTTTTCCCGTTCGTCAGGCCGCAGTCACGATCGACATCGAGCGGTTTCGCGCAAAGCTGAAGCGAGCGATGGCGCAGGCGATCAGGGAATGCCCTCACAGCCGCGAAGTCGTCGCAGCTCGCATGGCGCAATATCTCGGCCTGCCAAGCCTCTCCAAGACGACGCTCGATGCCTACACGGCAGAGAGCAAGGCCTCTCACGACATCAGCCTTGTCCGCTTCAAGGCGTTCGTTCGCGCGACAGGCGCTCTCTGGCTTTGGGATCTGATTGTCTCTGAGGATGGCCTGATCATTCTGGAGGGCGACGAGGCACGCCTCGCCGAGATTGCCCGGCTGCAACAGGAGCAGCGGGCGCTCGCCCAGGAGCTGAAGGCGCTCCGATCCACTCCCATCAACATCAAGCGACGTGGACGATAAGCGTGAAGCAGTTCTACACCATAGCCGAGTTGATTGCGGCCAACCTGCCGGACCTGCCGCGCACGGAGAAGAGCCTCGACAACCTCGCCCGCGCGAAGTGGCGTGGGAACGAGGCGACCGCTCGGCGGGTGAAGGGCAAGACCAAGCCGGTATGGGAATATCACGTTTCGCTTCTGCCGCAGACGGCGCAAACGCGCTTGTTGATCATCCATTCCGCTCCAGCAAGTGACGACAAGGATCTGAAGGCGCAGGAGAAGAAGGCTCTCTGGCAGCGCTATGAGGCGTTGCCATCGCACCAGAAAACGATCTGTGAAACCCGTTTGAAGACGCTGCAAATGGCCGATGAGCTTGAGCGCGCCGGCATGTCTGCCAAGGCAGCCGTCCTCATGGCCTGCAACAAGGGCGGTGTCGAAAAGTCAGCACTCTACGAGTGGCGCCGGATGGTCGAGGGGATCGACCGCCAGGACTGGCTTGCGGCGCTGGCACCGAACTACACCAATGAGCGGAGCCGCTCGAAGTGCCATCCGAAGGCATGGGAATATCTGACATCGGATTATCTCCGCGCGGAGGCGCCAAAATTCTCCACCTGCTATCGCCGCCTGATCAAGGTCGCGCAAAAGCAGGGATGGTCGCCGATACCGCACGAGCGGTCGCTTCGCCGACGCCTTGACGCGGAGGTCTCCGCAGCGGTCCAGCAGCTGGCGCGCAAAGGCAAGGAAAAGTCGAAGGGCCTCTATCCCGCGCAGCGCCGCACCCGGTCGCACCTGCACGCGATGCAGATGGTCAACATGGATGGCCACAAGCTGGACGTCTTCGTCTCGGTGCCATGGTCGGAGCAACCGGTTCGCATGTTCCTGCTCGGTATCCAGGACCTCTATTCCGGCAAGATCGTCGCGTGGCGGATCTCCGATAGCGAAAACAAGGAAACGGTACGCCTCGTCATCGGCGATATGGTCGAACGCTTCGGCATTCCCGACCGCATTTACCTCGATAACGGCCGATCCTTTGCCTCGAAGTGGATCTCCGGCGGCGCCGCGACCCGCTACCGCTTCAAGGTGCGCGAGGAAGATCCGGAAGGCTTGCTCGTCACTCTCGGCATCGAGCCGCGCTGGACCAATCCGTATTCCGGCCAATCAAAGCCGATCGAGCGCGCCTGGGGAGATTTGGCAGAGAATATCGCAAAGCACCCGTATTGTGCGGGCGCTTATACCGGCAACAAGCCGGACGCAAAGCCCGAGAACTATGGAAGCCGTGCGGTTCCTCTTGAGGGTTTTCGAGCTCATGTCGCCCGTGAAATCGACGAGCACAATGCCCGGTCCGGCCGCAAGTCGCAGACCTGCAAAGGCCGCAGCTTCGACGAGACGTTTCAGGCGAGTATAGACGCCGGCGCGATCGTGCGTTGGCCGACAGCGGCGCAACGGTCGCTTTGGCTGCTCGCCTCCGAAGTTATCCGGGCACAGAAGGGCAGTGGGGAGATCCACTATCACGGTAACCGTTATTGGAGCCGCGAACTCAACCAGTATGCCGGGCAGAAGGTCACGATCCGCTTCGACCCGGACAACCTGCACGGCTCGATCCGCGTCTATGACCTCAAGAACACTTTGATCTGCGAAGCGCCCTGCATCGCCGACGCCGGCTTCGACGATCAGGAGGCGGCTCGACAGCACGCCCGCAGGCGCCGCGACTATCAGAAAGCCATCGCCGCCGAAAAAGCCGCGAACGCAGCCCTCACGGCAGCGCAGCTCGCCGAGCTTCTCACGAAAGGCGAGCCCGCAACGCCAAAGCCGGTGGAGCCCATCCGTCCCAAAATCACCCGCCTCTCGACTGGCAATCTGGCGCTGAAGCAGCAGCCGGCGGCCGACGACGGCGCCTTCGAAGACAGTTTTTCCCGAGCCTTGTCCCGAGTGTCGGGCGAGCGTGCGGTCATCCAATTCCCGAAGGGGGATCGGTCGGGAGAGTAGTCGGTCCGACCGGAAATAGCAGAGCCGAAATGTAGTGCGTCCGGTTCCGACAAAAAAATAGGGCGGGGTTTAACCCCGCCCGCCAAATCAGCCCTCTAAGGGCAAGACAAAGGAACCTTAGTATGAACAAACACGTCGACACAAGTAGGATGACAGGCTGGGAACAGCCCGAACCCTCGATCGACTTTCTTTCCAAGCATGTCGATGACATTGACGACTGGCGCGCGATCCGCGAGCAGGTCGCGGAGCTGGCGATCGCCAACTCGTGGAGCAAGGCCGAAGTTACCCGTCGCAGCGCCATGAAGGAGGGCACCTTCAGCCAGTGGTTCTCCGGAACCTACCTCGGCCGCCTCGAAAACATGAACCGGCAAATGCGCCAATGGGTGGATGCTGTCGTTGAAGCTGCCGGCATGCCTGCCATTCCGACGTCGCCGGCGTTTGTGAAAACCCGCATTGCAGCGGAAATTGCCCAGACGCTCCAGTGGGCGCAAATGACGGCCGATCTCGTGATGATTACGGTCGGCGCCGGCTTCGGCAAGACAGCCACGTGCCGGCACTATCGCGCCACGCATCCGCATGTCTTCCATGCGACTGTTAGTCCCCATACTCGCACGGTTCACGGGATGCTGGTCGAACTGGCGGCGGAGCTGGAAGTTCATGAAAACAATCCGGCCAAGCTTACCCGTGCGATCGGCGCTAGGCTTCAACGCATCGGCGGCGGTTCCCTGCTGATCATCGACGAAGCGCAGAACCTCGTCGACGACGCCATCAACCAGCTCCGCCATTTCTCCGACATCTACCAGTGCGGCATCGCGCTTGTCGGCAACGAAGAGGTCTATTCCCGCTTTGCCAAGCAGGCGGCGGGAAAGTCCTATGCCCAGCTGAAGCGCCGCATCGGCAAGCACCTGAAGCGCCAGAAGCCCTATGCGGAAGACGTCGCCGCCTACATCAGGGCCTGGGACGTGACCGATCTCGACAGCGTCAAGCTGCTCACAGGGATCGGCATGAAGGGCGGGGCGCTCGGCCAGATCGACAAGACGATGAAGCTCGCAAGCATGATTGCGCTCGCCGATGATCGGACCGTCACGCTCAAGGATATCCAGGACGCCTGGAAGAACCGCGACGTGGAGGATCTCGGATGAGCGCCGTGTTGATCCTCAGCACCGAGATTGCCAACGCAAGGACGCGGTTTGACGGACTGGTCTCTCCTGACCGTTCGAGGGACGCCGACGTCGTCGCGTTTCGGAAACACCTCCAGATCCTCGGCAAGCTTGCTCAGAGCCTCGAACGCGAAGTGCAGATCTACCGGCTTTGCGAGGCCGGCAAGACGGGCAGGGAGGTTGTCGAACAACTCGCCGCCGAGGCCGCTGCCACCTTTGTTTTGAACAGCGACGGAAACGTCATCAGACCGGATTTCGGGAGAAAGCCATGAGCTGCTTATTGCCATCCACCTGCCTAGTCGAGATCCGTGACGAGCTGAAGCCGTGCGTGCACGGCGGCAGGTTTTTCACCAGCGAGGACGTCGGCAACCTCATTCGCCGCCTGAATACGGCGATCTCGCTCGCTCAAGAGATTGAGGAAGAAAAGCTCTCGCTCGAACGGCGGGAGCGGCTCTTTACTGGTCGCCAGCCCGCCCTGGTCGGGCCGAACGTCGTCGCCTTTCCGAACAATCAGCCGCCGAACGGTGGCCGCGCTTAGAGCGCGGCTGCATTCCCAACACGCGAGCGAAAACGCACTTCGAGGAACTACCAAATGGAAAGCGTAATCATTGAACAGCAGAACGACGCTGAAGCCGCATCCGGCATCACCGTCGTCAATGGCAAAAACTACATGAGCGATGCCAAGGGCAGTCTCGTTCCGGTGGAAAATGTGAAGCCTGAGCACAAGCTCGAAGACGAAGTCGTACGCAAGATTGTCGGCTTTGCCGAGGAGCTGTCGGCTCAGATTGCCCGCTTCCGTGGCCACACCATGACGGACCTGGGCGATTTCGATGCGCTCCTCTCCCAGGAATACGGCTCGAAGATTGGCGGTGCAAAGGGAAATCGAACGTATCAGACCTTCGACGGCCTGATGCAGGTCAAGGTGCAGATCTCCGACTTTGTTGACTTCGGCCCACAGCTGCAGACCGCCAAGAAGCTGCTCGACGAGTGCCTGATGGAATGGTCGGCGGATAGCCGGCCAGAGATTCGCGCTGTCATCACCAAGGCCTTCAACACCGAGAAGGAAGGGCAGGTGAACCGATCGGAGATATTCATGCTGCTGCGTCTCGATATCCCGGATGAGCGCTGGCAGGACGCCATGCGGGCAATCCGTGAGGCGATGCGGGTGACGGGCTCCAAGGAATATGTCCGGTTTTATACTCGCAGCTCCATCGAGGAGAAGTGGCGGAGCATTACCATTGATCTTGCGAAGGTCTGAGGTGGGATTATGTGCAGGTCCACATCGCACTTAAAGATCAGCCGCCTCTTCGGCGTATTGTCCGAGATAGACAATGAAGTCGCGGAGGAAGCGAACCGTCCTGATGATCGCGCTTTCGACGTAAGGAAACTCATCGTCCATTCGCGCGATGTAGTACATATCCTCATCGTAGTCGTCGCTGAGCAGGTAGCTTTGGTGATCTTGGATAGCCCCGACAGCTGCCTTACAGGCGGCTTCAAGCTCATCGAGATATCGGGTTGTCATTCCGTCGAAGAGGTTGACGCCATCCAAAAATTGTCGGCGATGAAGGATTTTATCGAGCTCCTCGAAATCAACGCGATGCCGTTCGGTCACCTGTCTAAGCCACGAGAGATCTGGACTTCCTTGGTCGGGTCTCATCGTCTCACGGATATTTTCGAAATCTACGAATCGACTGCTGATCTCTTGAAGATCCTGCAATTGCGGAAACACCGCGCGTTGCAGCCTCAGTCGGTCTGGGCGACGCGTGAGCCCGACGAGCTCTCGATGGCGACGATCGCTTTCGCGATCCGTTCGTTCCATGACATCTATAGTCTGCTGCATCTTTCCGACCGTGAAAGCAGCAGCGAGAACGGCGGCAAGACCCGTAATCAGCGTCTGAAAGTCATAGATGGTGTTCCGCCAGTAGTCGCCGCCATCCTGGCCGGACACGCTTCGAGGCTCGCCCCAAAGAACAGGGATTACAATTCCCGCGGCGATGGCTACGGCGATCGCCCATCCAATCTTTGTTCGATTAGTCCGCATGCGGCTCCCACTCCGGTTGAGAGCGCAGGATCGCTCAGCTCGCGTCGATTCGGTAGCTGCGGAGTTGGTAAATGAGAAGCTCGATCGCGGCCATCCATGTCGCCAAGAAGCAGCTCGGCCTCGACGACGACACTTATCGCGCCAAGCTTGCCCGGATCACGGGCAAACAATCTGCTAAGGACATGAGCGAAGACGAGCGCCAAAGCGTGCTGACTGTTTTCCGCAACGAGGGTTTTGCGCCTGCTTCGGCAACTCGACGCGCTGACGGTCGCCGGAAGCTGACCGGCAGGTTTGCTAAGAAGTTACAGGCACTCTGGATCGCCGCTTGGAACCTCGGGATCGTACGCGATCGCGACGATGCCGCGCTTATCTCATTCGTCAAGCGCCAGACCGGCATCGAACATACTCGCTTCCTCGTTCATGCCGACGATGCCAATCGGGCGATCGAAGCCCTGAAAAGCTGGATCCGTCGTGAGGCCGAAGTCCTCTACGGCAACTCCAATGGCTATGACTGGCTTGCCGCCGATGGCGCCAAGGTCGCCTGGGCGCAATGGCGGATCCTGACCCCTGGTGCCGATCTCATGGCCAGAAAGGGTTTCGACGACGCCGTTCTGAAGCTGACGGGCGTCGCTCTCCTTCAGCAGGTCACGCCTTCCGGTTGGCAGACAGTCATGAACCATTTTGGCGAGAAGATCCGGGCGGGGAAGTAGTTCCCCGCCGCCCCCCGTTGTCCCCTCTGAAAGGAACATGATCATGCGCAATGCCATGCCCTTGTTCGAGAGCTCCGAGTTGGCGTCCGTTAGAGATCAGTGTGAGGAGCTTTTGAAGAAGCTTCAAAGGGGCGGTGTTGACGCCCGCATCAGGATCGGCCGGGAGAACCGGCTGAAGGCGCTTCGTGTCAAGCAGATGCAGCTGGAACGGCAGCTCGGCCTCGGGGGACGACAGTGAGCAGTTCGCTTCCCGGCATCCTCGCCGATATCGCCGACATCACCGACGTCGAGACCGCCTTGACGATCGCGCAGAGCCATGGCGGCATTCGCGTCTCGATCCCACCTCGGGCCGAGGACGGTCACTGGCTGACCGAGCTGCTCGGTCACGAACTCGCCGACCGGATCTGCAAAGGGCTTGCCGTTATCGATGCCGACGGCAAACTCAAGGGCGTCCAGCGCGAAGTCATTCCGCTCGGACCGGCTTCTGTGCTGAAGGCGGCTCGTCGCCGCGCCGCCAATGCTCTGAGTGCCGGTAAGAGCGCCCGCGACGCAGCGCAAATATCGGGCTTGCATGAGCGCACAATTTTTCGCATGAAGAAGAGCGACGACGATCAGGGCTCGCTTTTTTAGCCCACGTCGGCACGGCTGACAGGTGTCAGCCCTTACCCCGCGAGGGCCTCCCGTAAAATCTCCCCATTGCATGTTGAGCGGCCGATCGGCCGCTTTGTTTTGGGGCGCCATATGGATTTCAATCTCTGGCTTAATACCCGTCTGCGGGTTCATGGCTCCTATGATGGGGTAGTCGACAACGTCTTCGGTCGCGCGTCGATCGAAGCCTTGAAGCGGTTTCAATCCGCTGAAGGATTAGCGCCTACCGGCCAGGCCGACGAGGCGACGGTCGAGGCGCTACGCCTCAATCCGCAGGGCCGTATCGTCAACGTCGTACCGGCGCCGAAACGCCCCGCCGAGCCCGTTTGGATGCTGGAAGCACGCCGCTTCATCGGCCTTACGGAGGTTCCCGGCGCACGCTCGAACCCGACGATCGTCGGATGGGCGAAGGCGCTCGGCGGCTGGATCGCCGGCTTTTTCACGAACGACGATACACCCTGGTGCGGCCTCTTCATGGCGCACTGCTTCGGCGCCGTCCTGCCGCAGGAGAAGCTTCCCGCTAATCCGCTTGGTGCCCTCGAATGGAGCAAGTTCGGCATGCAGCTTTCGGCGCCGTGCGTCGGTGCCGTGCTCGTGTTTCAGCGGCCCGGCGGCGGCCACGTCGGCCTCTACGCCGGCGAGGATGACGACAATTACCTGGTGCTCGGCGGAAACCAATCGAACCGTGTCAAGCTTTCGCCCGTCGCAAAGGATCGTTGCGTCGGCATCCGCTGGCCGCGAACCGGCGGTGATCCCATTGGCGGCCGTTTGCGCGTGAACATCGCAGGCGAGGTTTCTCGCAATGAGGCGTGAAGCACCTGGAAAGCCGTCCTACACGATGACCAGGCGATGGAACTGGATCAGCTTCGTGCTGTCCTGGTTCATCCTGGTCGGCATCGCTATCGCCGCCATGCGAGGCTCCCAAGAGGCGGTTGCGATCGCGCCCGTCTTCGTGCCCGCCCTTTGCGCCATGATCGCAGTCCTCATCGGCACCCACCGCCACTATGGCTCCAGAGATTTCGAGGTCGCCAATTCTCCATATGGCCCGCCTCGCCCTTACGATGCCCGCGACCAGCCGGGATCTGACGTCGGCGAGGTGCGCTGATGGAGACGCTCACCAAGCCGATCGTCGCCCTCATCATCGCCGGCGTGCTGCTTCTCGCCGCCGCCGGCCTCGTCCTCCTCAGCCTTCGCGAGATCCACGCAATGGTCGACCAAGCGGCAGCCGCAGCAACGGAAGCGGCGAACGCGAAGTGGGAGGCCAAGCTTGAAAAGGCCGATGCCGAGGCGAACCGCAAGATCGCCGACCAAACGAAAGCAAGCCTCAAAATCCAGGCGACGGCGAGCGAACAGGTTCGCCAGGCCGAACAGCGGCTCGCAGACAGTGAGAAACAAAATGAAGCCCTTCCCAATGGTGGCAGTTGCGGTCTTAGCGCTGGTCGCGTCCAGCTGCTCCCTGACTGATCCGAAACCCGAGCCTTCGATCGTTGTGACGCGTTTTGTCAAAACGGAGCTGCCGCCTGAAGTGAAAAAGCCTGCGCCGCCGCTCTCTCCCAAGTTCGCCCGCGACTTCTCCGAGGCCGAAACCTGGAATGGATGGGCGCACGATCGCACGGCCCGCAATATCGGTGAAGCGCGCAGGGCGGCCTGTGTCGCCGCCGTGGAGGGAACGCCATGAATGGCAATGCCCTCTTCGATCTCGCCGAGATCCGCGCCGAGGAAGAGCGCGAGGCGCAGATCAAGCGTGCCACCGCCTCCCTGAAGCTGGAAGGCAATATCGAGTGCGAGGATTGTGGTGGCGAGATCGCCGAGACTAGGCGTCGCGCGCTGCCCTCGGCTCGCCGTTGCATCCGCTGCCAGGAACGGTTCGAGAAAAGCAAGGAACGCCGCTGATGGAAATTGGACCGCTCAAGGACTGGTTCGGCCTCTTTGCCCTGTTCATCTCTGTCGGTACGTCGATCTGGCACATGATCTCTTCTGGCGCCAAGAAAACCGCCAGCGACCTAAGCGAGTTTCGAAAGCAGGACGCTGTCGAGAAGACACAATTCCTGGCGACGCTCTCAGCCCTCGAAAGGCGCGTCCAGAGTGTTGAGAGCGACATCAAACATCTTCCAGACGCCGAGGCCGTCATGTCGATGCGGATCGCGATCGAGCGGCTCGAAGGCAAGCTCGGTCGGATGGAAACAAGCCAGGAGGGAATGGCGCGCACAGTTGCGCGCGTTGAAGATTTTTTGATGAAGGGTAGTTCGGCGGCATGAGCGACTACAATGATTTTGTCACCGTTGACGCGCGCCTGGTCATTCTACGGGCGCTCACTGAGCAGCCAGACGGCCGGCTCAACGACAGCCTTCTGGCCGACGTCCTCGACGCTTATGGCCATCATCGGTCCCGCGACTGGATCCGGCAGCAGCTTCGTTATCTGGCCGATATCGGCGCCGTGAAGAACACGGATGTCAACGGCATCGTCGTGGCCGCGATCACCCGCCTGGGCGTTGACCATGTCGAGCGCAGGACCGAACTCGAAGGCGTCAAGCGCCCGAAGATCGGAGCCTGAGATGGCGCAAGGTCGGGGACGCCTTAACCTTATAGAGCAGCTTCCTGGCGAGTGCGCCGAGATTGTCGCCTGGGCGGCCGGCGAGCTGCAGAAGCGTGAGCGAACGCAGACGGACATCTATTCCGAGTTTGTTTCGCAACTGGAAGGCCTGAAGGCCGAACGTCGCGGCGAGCTGGAATTCGACATTCCTTCCTTCTCGTCGTTCAATCGCCACAGCATCAAGCTTGCGACGCTTACGCAGCGGCTCCATCAGACGCGCGAAATCGCCGCGACCCTGGCCAAGAGTTGGGACATCGATGCCTCCGACAACCTCACCTTGATCGCCGCAGAAGCGATCAAGACCCTCGTCTTCGAAGTGCTGACCTCCGAGGGCGAAGCGGGTATCGACCCAAAGGGCGCCATGTCGCTTGCAAATGCCCTGCGCGCTGCCGCCCAGGCACAAGGCATCTCGACATCCCGCCGCCAGAAGATCGAGGCAGAGTTTGCCGAGAATGCAAAGCAGGCGGTCTCCCAGGTTGCCAAGTCGAAGGGGCTCACGGCCGAGACGACGCAGGAAATCCTGTCCAAGATCCTCGGGGTTAAGGCCGAATGACCGCTCCGATCACGGAAGAGCAATGGGCCGAGGCCCGGCGAACTGCTACCGAGGTTCTGCCGGGCCTCGTCAAAGAATTGGGCCTGCCGAAGGCGCTTCTCCCGTATCAGTCGCGCACGATCGCGCTGCTCGAAAGCGCTGCCTGCCGTGTCTTGTTCATCGAGAAGAGCCGACGCATCGGCTTGACCTTCGGCTTTGCTGCCTATGCCGCGCTGCGCGCCGGCCGCGAGAAGAAGGCCGGCGGCATGGACGTGATGTACATCTCCTATTCCCAGGAGATGACACGCGAATTCATCGACGCTTGCGCGATGTGGGCGCGGGCCTACATGGACGCGGCGGCGGCCGTCGACGAGTTCCTCTTCGACGATAGCGACAAGGAAGGCGAGCGCTCGATCCAGGCGTTCCGCATTCGCTTCGCCTCGGGCTTTGAAGTTCTTGCGCTCTCGTCGGCGCCGCGCTCGCTGCGCGGCAAGCAGGGCGTCGTCATGATCGATGAGGCCGCCTTCGTCGACAGCCTGCCGGAGCTGCTGAAGGCGGCACTCGCATTCCTTATGTGGGGCGGCCAGGTCGTCGTCTGCTCAACCCACGACGGCACCGAAAACGAGTTCAACAAGCAGATCCAGGCGATCCTTTCCGGCCGCTCGAAGTATGATCACATCAGGATCGATTTCGACCAGGCTTTGAAGGAAGGGCTCTACGAGCGCATCTGCCTAGTGAACGGCAAGGAGTGGACGCCCGAGGGCGAAGCCGCCTGGCGCCAGGAGATCATTGATTTCTATGGCGATGGCGCCGACGAGGAGCTGTTTTGCATCCCGACCGCCGGAACCGGCGCCTGGCTGCCCGCACCGCTGATCGAGGCACGCATGTCGATCGAGGCGAAGATCATCCGTCTGGAGCTGCCGACGAACTTCCTGCATCTCAACCGCCTGGATCGCGCGGCCCTTCTCGCGCCCGCATTGGTCGATCTGAAGGCGGCGCTCGCCCGCCTCGATCGCGGCAAGCGGCATGCGTTCGGTTTCGACTTCGCGCGCGTCGCCGACCTTTCGGTGGCGTCGCTGTTGTCGATCGATCGGCTGCTAAAGCGGGCGGAAGAGCTGACCGTCGAGATGCGCAACGTACCAGGCGACGAGCAGAAGATGATCACGCGCCTGATCCTGGAAGGAGCGCCGCGCCTTGTCGGCGCTGCCTTCGATGCCACCGGCATGGGCTGGACCGTCGCTGAAGACATGGGCCGCCTGTTCGGGCTTCGTGATGCCGATCATCCCGCCGGCCTTGTCGAGGCCATCAAGTTCTCGACGGACTGGTACCGGTTCAACATGCCGCCGCTGAAGGCCGCCTTCGAGGACGACGCGATCGCCCTCATCAAGGACGACGACCATCTGACGGATTTGCGCACCATCAAGGTCATCGCCGGCGTACCGCGCGTGCCGGACCTGCGCACTGGCCAGGGCGCAAAAAAACGCCACGGCGACTTCGCCATCGGTCTCGCCCTGGCGCACTACGCGAGCCGTCAGCAGTGGACGGAATACGATTATATGACAATCGCCTCGCTCAACGCCGGCGCCAGTGGCGACGACGATGACGACGGACAGGACTACGGGAGACGGCATTGGTAAGCACCCGCACATCATCGATCCTCGGACCCGATGGAAAGCCGATCGTCATCCAGGTGCTTTCCGAAGAGCTCGCCGTTCCGACAGTAGCCGGCGTTCGTCGTGTGCATGAGGAGCGTGTCGCCTCCGGCCTGACGCCAGAGCGCCTCGGCTCGATCCTTCGCGACGCGGCAAGCGGCGACGCGCGCAACTACCTGACGCTGGCCGAGGAGATGGAGGAGCGATACCTGCACTATGCCTCGCAGCTCCAGACGCGGCGCCTGGCGCTTGAAGGCATCGACGTGACGATCGAAGCTGGCAAGGCAGACACGAAGATCGTCGATGCGGTGACCGAACTCGTCCAGGGCGAGGGCTTCGACGATGCTCTCGGCAATCTGACCGACGGCATTTCCAAGGGTTACGCGGTCGTCGAGATGATGTGGGAGTACGAGCGCAAGGCCCTTCGCCCCGTGGAGTACATCGCCCGAGATCCGCGGTTCTTCCAGCTCGATCGCCTGCAGCTTCGTGAGCTGCGGCTCGCCGTCGACGGCTGGATCGAAGGCGTGGAGCTTCCCGAGGCGAAGTTTCTCCGGCATATGCCGCGCACCAAGATGGGATTGCCGTTGCGGCGGGGCATGGCCCGGCCGGCAGCCTGGGCTTATTTGATCCAGCAATTCACGCTGCAGGATTGGGCGGCCTTCTCGGAGGTCTATGGCATGCCGCTGCGCGTTGGAAAGTACAACGCTAACGCCAGTGCCACTGACAAGCGCACGCTGCTGAAGGCCGTTACCTCGATCGCCAATGACGCGGCTGCCATCATCCCACAGGGTATGGACGTCGAGTTCCACGAGGTCAGCGGGAACAACGGCGCGGCCGTTTTCGGCGGACTGCTCGAATACGTCGACAAGCAGATCTCCAAGCTTGTCGTTGGCCAGACGATGACGTCGGACGACGGTTCCTCTCTCGGCCAGGCGAAGATCCATAACGAGGTCCGCCTCGACATCCTGCGCGCCGATGGCAAACAGCTTGCTTACACAGCCAATCGCGACCTGATCCGGCCGTTTGTCGATCTCAATTTTGGCCCGCAGGAGCATTATCCCGTCGCGCAGCTCCTCGTTCCCGACCCTGAAGACGTCAATGCTTTGACTGAAGCAGTGGCCAGGATGATGCCGTTCGGCTTGCGCGTGAAACAAGCCGAGATCCGCGAGAAGATCGGGCTTAGCGATCCGGGGGAGGGCGACGAGCTGCTCACCGTTTCGAGCAAGGCGCCTGAAGCCGCCGATCAGAAGGACGCAGCCCAGAAGTCGGCACCGGCGGCAACGCAGCCTGCGACCGAGGAACGCAAGTCGAAGACCGCCGCGCTCTCGGCCATCGTCTTCGATCATCGCCGCGCCTGCCGTTGCGGTGCCTGCACAGCGCTGCTTGCCGCCGAGGCTGGCGAACCGGACGCGCTCGACCAGGTGGACGCCCTGTTCGCATCGGCCGCCAACGATTGGGAGGCGATGGCGCGGCCAATCGTGCAGCCGATCGCCGAGATCCTCGCTTCCGCATCGAGCTTCGAAGAGGCTTTGAAGCTCATTGAAACTGCCGGCCCGGATGCTTCGATGATGGCCGAGCGGCTCGCCAGGTTGACGGCGATCGCGCGCGGCATCGGCGGTACGGTGGATTGAACGTGGCGGAGATCCGCAAGGGTTTTAACGTCCCCAAGGAAGTGACCGGCTATTTCGAGGGCAAGACCCTGAAGCCGGCCTTTTCCTGGCTGGACGTATGGGGCGAGGAGCATGCTTACGCCTTCACCGTCGCCAAGGCGACCGAGGCCGAGCTGCTGACGGGCTTCCGCGACAGCATCGCCGAGGCGATCAGAACCGGTAAAGGTTTCGAGAGCTGGAAGGAAGAGATCCAGGCCGAATTGACCAAGCAAGGTTGGTGGGGACCGCGCATGGTCGCCGACCCTACCGGAGAGCAGCCTGATCGGATGGTCGACTTCTCACGCACCCGGCGCCTCAAGACGATCTTCTGGTCGAACGTGAATTCTGCCCGCGCCGCTGGTCAGTGGGAGCGGGCACAGCGCAGCAAGCGGGCGCTTCCGTACATCCTCTATCTGCGCACCACGTCGGCCGATCCTCGGGAGGAGCACCTCGCATGGGTTGGCATCATCCTGCCGGTCGATCATCCCTTCTGGAAGACGCACTGGCCACCGAACGGTTGGGGCTGCAAATGCCAGGTGCGCCAGATCTCGGCGCGCGAGGCCGCAAGTCTGCTCGGCCATGAGCCGCAGGAGGGCGTCGTCTATCGCGACAGCCCGCCGGATCTCGGTCCCGACATCCTGCATCGCAATCGCCGCACCGGCGAAGTCACCATGGTTCCGCCAGGTATCGATCCCGGCTGGCAGACCAATGCCGGCCTGGCGCGTGCCTCAACCCTGATCCAGAACCTGGAAGAGAAGCTCGCAGTGGCCTCGGCGGACGATGCCACCAGCATCCTCGACGATCTTTGGCGCGATCCCTATCTGCAGCTCGCGCCGCGCCTGGAGCAGAAAGTGTGGTTGCCCGCCGGGGTGTCGCAGCGGCTGGCCGACGATCTCGGCGCCAGATCACCCGTCGTTTCGATCACCGGGGAGGCGGTTGCTGAACGTATGAAGCGGCATAAGATGTCGATCGACGACTTTGCCTTCTTGCCAGACATCATCGACCAGGCCGAGATCGCGCCAGATCGTAGGGGCAATGAACGTGGCCGTACGCTCTACCGAATGCTTGGGAAAGTGTTCTGGCGCGCCTTCGTTAGCGTTTCGGAAAACGGGTATTTGCGGATCAATTCCCTGCATCAGAAGAGTGGCAAGGAAGTGAAGGCCGAATTCGAGCGTCTCGGGAGAGACTGGCCTTTTGGAAAATGAACGCGGCAGGGAGGGACCGCATCCCGGCCTATCCGGGCTCCCTCCAATGGGCATCAAGGCCACCGGACTTCGCTGCCGCCTGTGTAGAATAGGCGACATCGCAAGATCTGACAACTCCTCCCCACAATAGACGGCGTTGCCGCCATCTCTAGGTTGAAGTATTGAATCCCGTCATTTTGGATGAGGGACTTAATGCTCAAGCGATTCGAAGGTGAGGAAGGACGCCGCCTCAGGCTGGAGGCGTTTGCGGCGCTGAAGATTGTGCGCGGAGATGCTGCGCTCAGCGAAGAACTTGCTGAACGGTGCGAATGGCTTCAAATCGCGCGCGGTGAGTTGTTGACTGAGCAACACGCAGACACAAATGACGTTTTTTTCATTGTGTCAGGCACGTTCGAGGTGATCGTTAATGGTAAGCGCGTAGCAATACGCGGGCCTGGAGATCACATTGGAGAAATGGCCGCAATCCAGCCGACGCAAAAGCGCTCGGCAACGGTCGTCGCGCTAGAAGAAGGCATAGTTGGGAAAATATCGGAGCCTGATTTCTCAGACGTCGCCAGTCGCAATCCTATCCTCTATAAATTTATTGCCCAAGAGCTTGCCAGGCGCCTGCTCGAGCGCAATCGGCTCGTTAGCGTGTACCGTGAAAAAATAAAGGTTTTCATTATCTCGTCCGCTGAGTCGCTCGCGATTGCACGAGCAGTGCAGAATGCCTTTGCACATGATCCGTTTATCGTCACCGTTTGGACGAATGGTGTTTTCAAGGTTGCCAATTATACGCTTGAAGCTCTCGAAGCAGCGATAGACGATTCCGATTTTGCCATCGCCATCGCGCATGCTGATGACCTCACGGAGAGCCGTGGGAAGGATTGGCCCGCTCCGAGAGACAACGTGATCTTCGAACTGGGACTTTTCATGGGCCGACTAGGGCGGAGCAGGGCAATCTTGATGGAACCGAGGGAAGAGAAACTGAAACTGCCAAGTGATCTCGCTGGGATTACAACGATCCCCTATCGCTTTGATAAAAGCCAGGATGCATCATCTCTTTTGGCTCCTGCCTGCAACGAGCTTCGCGATCACATAAACATACTTGGGCCTAACAACGGCTAAACCCATGGCTCTGACCAACGAACTTCACGCCCAAGTTGCTGCTATATTTAAGGAGACCTGGACAACCCGAGACGGCAAGGTTGTTCCAGCGCCAGAAGATCTTAAGCACTCCAATGACGCTGTTCAATTCGATCGCGCTACCGTTTTATATGCGGACCTGTCGGGTTCGACCGCGTTGGTCGATACGCGGGGGTGGCAGTTTGCGGCGGAAATTTATAAAGCCTATTTATACTGTGCTGGCCGACTTATTAAATCGCACGATGGTGTCATAACTTCCTACGATGGCGATCGCGTCATGGGAGTTTTCATAGGCGACTACCAATCCACCAATGCCGTTAAATGCGCGCTAAGAATCAATTGGGCGATTCACAACGTCATCAACCCTGCGCTAAAGAAACAATACGATACCGACTATGTCGTGAGGCAGGTGGTGGGGGTAGACACAAGCTCCATCCGTGCGGCAAGAACCGGCGTGAGAGGCGACAACGACATCGTGTGGGTTGGCCGAGCTGCTAACTATGCCGCAAAGCTGACCGAGATCAAATCGGAGCGCCGGACGTGGATTACAAAAGATGTCTATGACAGGATGCATGAGTCGGCTCGCATCTCAAACGGCCAAAACATGTGGAACAGCTATAGATGGGATGCCCACGACAACCAAACGATCTACGGCTCGACATGGACATGGAGCCTTTAGCGGGCCGTTTGAATGCTCCCCGTAAGCATATTTAATAGTCGCGTGGCTTGGGCGCTTGCCACCTTCCGTTCTCCGACCGAAAGGGACGCGCAAGTATCCTGTTTGAACGCAACGTCTTCACCGGAGATTTTCGGATCACCGGAATTCAGGATCACTTCCGCCCACGCACAAGCGAGTAGCTGATTTGGTTTGACCCCATCACAGCTGGAAGCCAGGCACAAAGCGATGTTGCGCTGTCCTATAAGCTGATTGTGAAAACTGGTATCGGTCGCCCACCGGAAATCTCGCCGCCATCGATCGAGCGCCACCTCGCACTTGGCCTTATCAGACGACTGGCCGCACGCCGGCTCGATGAGGAATCCCCGGTAGATTTCCCATTCCTCCGCGAAAGGCCGTTCACCGCCATTTGCCGTCGAAGCAATGCAGACGACTGTTAGCACGGCCAGCCAAAACTTCCCCATAGACCCCTCCAAGGCACCATTTCGCGCGACCATAGAAATCGCCACAGACGCGCGCAAGAGGGCTCGGACGGCCGGACACTCGCACCCGACCCGAAAAACGCGCGTACGGGCTTTGAAAGGGCTTTGATTTTTAAGCGCTCGTTGTATGGTGGGGGAACGAAGCGGCCGGAAGCGCCCTTGAGGCTTTCATCTCATGGCTGACAGGTGTCAGCCCCACCGCCGCTGTTTGATCTGGCAGATTTTGCCTCATGATCAAACGCACCGCAGCCACCCTACTGATTTCCTGCTTCGCCGCCTCGATCGAGGATGCTGCGACGGCCATGACCAGCGTCACGACGATCGACGTTTTCGCCGGCGACCCGCAGGCCATCGACAAGGCCACCGGCCCGGCCTGGATCAAACTCACGCCACGCGGCGCATTCACCAGCCGCGACGGCCGCAGTTTCATCGTTGAGCCGGAAGTTCTGGTGGAGCGCTTCAATGCCGACAAGGTATCCGTGCCGCTCGACCTCGATCATGCCACCGTCAAGAAGGCAATGTTCGGCGAGGCAGCTCCGGCTGTCGCCTGGATCGAAGAGCTGCAGGCGCGGCCTGACGGTCTTTATGGTCGCGTCGCCTGGCTGGCCACCGGCCTCGAAATCCTCACGGCCCGCTCGCACCGATACATTTCGCCCTCGCTGAAGACAGACGAGGCTGGCCGCGCGACCTGGCTGCACTCCGCCGCCCTGGTGGCTGCGCCCGGAATTTCCATGCCGGCCGTGGCGTCGGCTCTTCCCTCAACCTCGGAGAACAACATGCTGAAGGCCATTGCCGCCGCCCTCAATCTCGCCCCTGAAGCCAGCGAGGCATCCTGCCTTGCCGCGATCGGCAACCTCGCCAAGCGCATCGATCCTGCCGTTCATGAGCAGACGCTTGCCAGCCTGGCCGCCGCCAACACCGAAATCAACGGCCTGAAGGCGAATGCCCGCAAGGAGAAGGTCGACGCGCTTCTCGAAGGCGCCTTGAAGGCGAAGAAGATCACGCCGGCGCAGCGGCCGCAGTACGAGGCGCTTTGCGCGACCGACGACGGCCTGACCCAAGTCACGAAGCTGATCGAAACCCTGGGCGCCGGCCTCGGCGCCAGCCACCTCGACGGAAAAACACCGGCCGACCAGCTCACGACGCTTTCGGCCGAAGACCGCGACGTCATGAAGATGCTCGGCCAGACCGAGGAAGAATACCGCAAGGCCAACGGCCTGACGGCTGCCGCTTAACTCAAACAACCGCCGGAGAGAGATCCAATGACGGCAATGTCACAGGCCCGCCAGCCCGTTCAGACGGAAGGCAAGTTTTCCACCACACCCGTCAAGGGCGCGACCACGATCTTCCAGGGCGCGCTTGTTGTCGCGGAAGCCGGCCTGGCTGTCCCAGGCAAGACGGCGCTCAACCTCATCGTTCTCGGCGTCGCCGACCAGGGCGTCGCCAACGCGGGCGCTGACGGCGCAAAAAAGGTCACGACCGAGCGCGGAACATTCAAGTTCCTCAACCTCCCGGCCGACGCGATCCTCGCCGGTGATGTCGGCAAGGACTGCTACCTCGTCGATGACCAGACGGTCGCAAAAACCAACGGCGCAAACACCCGCTCGGCCGCCGGCAAGATCATCAACGTCGATAACGACGGCGTCTTCGTGCGCGTCGGTTACTGACGTCCAGGCAACACAGAGGAAAACATAGATGCGAGTTATCACTCCTGATCTGCTTGCAGCCGCCCAGCGCGGTTTCAACACGTCCTTCCAGAAGGGCTTTACCGGCGTCAAGGCCATGTACACGAGCGTCGCCACGGTCGTGACTTCCACCTCCTCAGAGGAGACCTATGGCTGGCTCGGCGACATTCCGAAGCTGCGCGAATGGATTGGCGACCGCCACATCAAGTCCCTCAGTGCCAAGGGTTACTCGATCGTCAATCGCAAGTTCGAGGCAACGATCGGCGTCAAGCGCGACGACATCGAGGACGACAAGCTCGGCCTGTATGGCACGCGTTTCGAAATGCTCGGCAATTCCGCCGCCACGCATCCCGACGAGATCCTCTTCGAGCTGATCAACGCGGCCTTTGCAACGGCCTGCTATGACGGCCAGAACTTCTTCGATACCGATCATCCGGTTGGTAAGCCTGGCGCGGAAGTCTCCGTCTCCAATATGCAGGCCGGCGCAGGCGCGACCTGGATCCTCGTTGATCTGTCGCGGCCGTTGAAGCCGCTCATCTTCCAGAAGCGCCGCGATTACAACTTCACAGCCAAGGAAGATGGCAAGACCTCCGATCACGTCTTCATGCGCGACGAGTATCTTTATGGCACCGATGCCCGCGTCGCGGCTGGCTTCGGGTTCTGGCAGATGGCCTTTGCTTCCAAGGCTGCGCTGACCGCCGACAATCTCAAGGCCGCCTATGAGGCGATGACCAGCTTCAAGGATGACGAAGGTCGCCTGCTTGGCATCAAGCCCACGCACATCATCGTCGGCAACACCAACGTCTTCGAAGCACGCGAGATCCTGCTTGCCGAGCAGATCAACGGGACGACGAACACCGTGCGCAACCTCGTCCAGGTCATCGAAGCGCCGCTGCTTCAGTAATCCCGGCCTTCAGTGACTGAACGCCGGCGGCACTCCTCCTCAAGCCGCCGGCGGTTTTTCGACAAGCAGCGCGATCGCTGTTTTTCGAAGAACCGCCAAGGAGACGAACATGGCAAAAGCTCCCACCATCTCCCCCAAGACGAAGCGCGTGTCCGTGATCGTGGTGACCGCACCGGCCGGCCCACGTCGTCGCGCCGGCTTCAGCTTCGACAGGGCAGAAACGACGTTCACACAGGCCGAACTTGGCGAGAATGCCGAGAGGTTGGTCGAAGCCTGGCGCGCTGACCCGATGCTCAAGATCGATGTGCGCGAAGTGGAGCTGCCTGGCGAAGCAGGCGACACCGAAAACCAATAACCCCCGAGCGACGACCAACCGGCGGGGCGGCGATTTGGCCGCCCCGCACCGTACCTGGAGAGATCATGCCCGCCTTCGCCACCATCGCAGATCTGGAAAGCCGCTTTCCAAACGACCTCGCCCTGGTGGCGGCCGACGAGCAAACTGGTGTGCGCGACGATGTCCGTATCGGCCTCGGGCTCGACGACGCCACGACCGAGATCCGCGCCATCCTCGCGGCCCGCTATTCCGCAGCTGACCTCGCGGCGCTCGACGAAAGCTCGCTGGCCGTCGTCAAGGTCTACTGCATCGACATCGCCTTCTATCGCATCGCACTGGCCTTCAGCCGCTCCACCGAAAACATTAAGGAGCGCTACGACCAGGCCATCAAGCGCCTCGAAGCGATCGCCTCGGGAAAGGGCGCACTAACCACGACGAACACCGGCGCCGGCAGCTCGCCGGCCGATACCGCCGGCGACGTCGGCCAGAACGAAGTCATCGTCGAGGCGCCCGAACGCGTCTTCACCCGCGAGAGGCTCGGCCGGATATGAGCGGTATCTCCCTTGTAATCGATGCCGATGATTTCGACGCGGCGCTGGCAAAGCTCGCGCCGATTTTCGACTTCGACGGCTCCGAGCTGATGAGCGCGATCGGCGCGCTTGGCGAGAGCCAGACGCGTCGACGGATCTCCGAAGAGAAGACGGCGCCGGACGGCACGCCCTGGAAGGAGAACCTTGAGGGTGGCTCGATCCTGGTCGAGACCGGCCAGCATCTTCTTGCATCCATCGCCTGGTCCTCGTCGGCCGACGAGGCCGAGTGGGGCTCCACCTGGGAATGGGCGCATGTCCACCAGGACGGCATGACGATAGTGCCGAAGAATGCCAAGGCCCTCGTCTTTTCGATCGGCGGCAAGGTCGTTCACGCCAAGAAGGTCACCATTCCCGCCCGCGCCTTCCTTGGCCTGTCCGAAGACAACCGCCAGGAAATCATCGACGTGGTCACCGGCGTTTTCGGAGTCTTGCAATGAAAGCAGGCATGATTGCTCCGGCAACCCTGAAGGAGATCATGGCGGCTGACCCGACAGCCGACACACAGGTGGCGATCGTCGATACCTTGGACGGCTTGCTGAAGGGCGTTTCCGTGGTCGGCCATCCCGGCAAGGTCGATATCGGCGAGCTGGTCGGCAAGACCGTCGTGAAAGCGCCTGGTGTCGGCATTGGCTGGTCGCGCATTCGTCCGGCCATGCTTGCCGATGGCTCCTATTCGGCCTTGGTCGAATGGACCGCCTATATCGTCGTCGAAGCCACCGTCGTTGACGGCAAGCGCGTCGAAAAGGAGCGCATCGGCTTCGCGATCGGCGGCCAACTTCTGAAGATCCTCGCCGACCCGGTGGTTGCCACCTGGGGACGGCAGGGTCTCCTGCCGCCGGAGGCGACGCCGGCGCCGGAACTGAAGCCGCTCTTCACCGTCCGCGACCAGAGCCAGGGCACCGCGTACTACACCGTGAGCTGGACGCAGCAGGTTGTCGATATCGGCGCCGGCATTTTCCCGCAGCCGATCGGCGCGGTCGACATCGAGGACGGGGCGATCGAGTACGCGGAAGGCGCCTCAATCCAATCCATGGCACCATGGCTTCCGGCGAGAGTGGTCGACGATGCGTGATCTGGCCGCCACCGAATTTCGCCGCCAGGCGATCAAGCTCGATCGCGCCGAACGCCGCCTGGCGCTGATGCGCCTTTCCGGCAAGGTCAAGGTCGTAGATCCCGATCGGCGAATGCTGCGCCTGGTGATCGCCACCAGCAGCTCCGGCGCCGAGGTGTTGAGCCCATGGGTGCGCTGGCAGGAACCGGCCGCCGGCGGCATGCGCGTGCATTCGCAGCCGGCGATCGGCGAACAAATGGCCCTTGTCAGCAGCTCCGGTTCGGTCGGCGAAGTCTCGATCGCGGTCCCTGCAACCTACGACCGCGATCACGCTGCGCCGTCGCAAGCCGATGACACGGCCGTCTTCGAGCGCGGCAAAGGCCGCATCGAATTGGGGCCGGATGGCATCCGCCTGTTGGGGCCGGTCAAGATCGAAGGTGAAAGCCTCACCCACAACGACCGCAACGTCGGACATGACCACAAGCACACGGACGTTTTGAAGGGCGGCGATCTCACCGGCCCGCCCGAATCCTGAAAGGAAAGACCATGGCCAGGAAGACCGCAGCAGCACTCACCAGTCCGACTGATAAGGCGATCTACGTCATTGCCGAGAGGGCACCGCCCTACATCGCCGGGGAACGCGTGGGCGACCGCAAGGAGATCGAGCTGACCGAGCACCAGGCGCGCGCCGAGCTGCTCGCCGGGCACATCCTCCCGAAGCCGGTCGCGAGCGACGCTTGAGCCACCTTTGAAGGGCGTTTGAAGCATGGCTGGTGTAGTTCGATATAGGAACGGTTTCAACTCTCAGACGGGCGAACGCCTGCAGGGCGCGGCGCACCTGGCGCAGTCGCTGGGCAAGATCTGGGGCACCCGCCTGGACGAGCGCGCCATGCTCCTCGCTTTTGGCTCCGACTTGCGCAGCCTCTTGTCCGAGGATCTGACGCCGTCGATCGCGTTGCTCATATATAATGAGTTGGTTGCCTCGGCCGCCCGGTGGGAACCGGAATACTCCATCACGCAGTTGCAGCTCGTCTCTCTCACCGAGGGCGGCATGCTCGGTCTGCGCCACGGCGGGATCTACTACCCCGAGGGCCGCTTCGGAAACTACGACCTCGCTGCTGCGCTCACGCTTCCGCCCATTCCATTGACCACCAAGGGAGCATCGGCATGAGCGCGATCGACCTGAAGTCTCTGCCCGCACCCGCCATCATCGAGGAGCTGGATTACGCGGCGATCGCCGCGACGTACAAGGCGAAGTTCGTTTCGCTTTGGGAGGGCGTGCGGGCAGCAAATCCGGGGCTGAACCTTCCGCCTTACGACGTCGAGATGCTCGAAACGGACCTCGCGGTCATCGCCACCGAAACGGAGGGTTTTCGCGAGGTAGTGCTTCGCGGGCGCATCAACGACGCCATCAAGGCCAATCTGCTCGCCTTCGCGCGCAAAAGCGATCTCGACCATCTTGCGGCCTTCTACGATGTCGTTCGCCTGGCTGGCGAGGATGATGACCGGCTTTGCAGCCGCGTGGTTCTGGCCATTCAGGGACGATCGACCGGTGGAACCGCACCGCGCTACAAATCCGTTGCCATGTCGGCCGACATCAATGTCGAAGACGCGATCGTCTATACGATCGGCCGCAGCCCGGTCATTCATGTTGCCGTTTTCTCCACCGCTCCTGATGGCGCTGCCAGTCCAGCTCTCCTAGCGGCGGTCGATACCGCGCTGCAGGCCGAGGATGTGCGGATGGTCAATGACACCATCGTCGTCGCCTCGGCCGTCCGCCGTGTCGTCGATGTGGCTGCGAATGTCTGGCTGCTTCCGGACGCAGACAATGCCACCTTGACCCGTGCCGAGGCCACCCTGCGGTCAGCCTGGGCCGCAGCCCAATCACTCGGGCGCGACTTCGTCCAGGCATGGTGGGTATCGAAGCTGATGATCGAAGGCGTCCATAAGGTCGAACCGATCGCACCGTTGGACCTGTCGATACCGGCTGATGAGGCCGTATCCATCGGTGCGATTAGCCTCACGCTGAGAGGGCGCGATTTCTGATGGGCTCGTTGCTGCCAAACAGCTCCGGACTTTTCGAGAGGGCGCTCGAAGCCTCCTACGCATCGCGTTGGGACAGCCTGGCTGGCGCCGTCGCAGCGATCCGCACGGCCAAGCTCGTTTCGCCGCCACCGTCCTTTCTCCCCTTTCTGATTTACGAATACGGGCTCGGCGAGCTGACGCCCTATGTGCCGAACCTTTACACGCTCGTAGTGGGTCGTGAGGGCGTCAAATGGCAGCGCCTTCGCGGCACGCTAGCGGCCGTCAAGAAAGGCCTCGGCTGGATCGGCTACACGGCGACCTTGGAAGATCAATGGCATGGCCGAGCCTACTGGAACTCGACGCAGCTCCGCTTCCCCGACTTGCCGGCCGCCGATCATCCTGACCTGGAGCGCATCGAAGGCATCACTGCCCTGTCGATCCCCAAGCGTTCGAACCTTCGTCGCGGCGTCTTCCAATGCGACGCCGGCCCGGTCGTACTGGACGGTTGCCGTTTGGAGGAATGTCTGCTCGAGCGCGAAAGCGGCGTCGCGGTCACCTCGGCAGGAACGCTATGGTCCTTTGGCAGAACGACATCGGTCGATCACGTTCTGACCGAGGCGGAAGGAACAGCGATCGGCAATTGGATCGCGCCTCCGGAAGACACTGGCCTGAAGTGGGCCGAAATGACCTATCCGTGGCAGACGGCAACCTTCCCCTGGGCGGAAAATGCCGCGACACAGCGCCGATCGCTGATGGCCGCCTGGTTCGCCGGCCAGATCGTTTATGCAACGCTGAAGGCCGGCGACGGCAGCGTCATCGGGCATCGCCGCTGTCGTGCGGTTCATCCGGTCAATCTGACGGTCGGCGGCGTCTATCAATTCGCCGCCGCGACCTATCAGCCGGCAGCCGGCGGCACCAGCGTCTACATCGAGGCCATGACCGATTTCGAAGATGCCGATGGCATCACGGCCGAGAGCGTCGAGCTGACGATCGGCGCCGTGCGTGTTGACGGCGTGCCGCCAGGCCGGCTCTGGCTAAGTGCTTCTGAGCTTAGCGGTGGCCACCCAATCGCGGTCGCCCCTTCCAATCTTCCGCTGCGCGCGACGGTGCGCGAGCAACTCAAATTTCTTGTGAGGTTTTGATGTTCGAACATGAAAGCGGCCTGCCGAACGCCTTTGACCGAGCCGCCGGTCATCCCGAGCTGCAAAGCGTAGTCTGGTATGGCGAGCGTCCTTTCCTGCAGGGCGCCGAGCTGCAGGACATGCAGACCATCATTCGCGGCCGTCATGATCGGCTCGGCTCGCTGGTTGCCAAAGATGGCAACCGCATCGTCCGCGCCGATGCGATCGTCAACGTCGAGGCGGGAACTGTCACCCTCACGGACGGCAGCATCTATGTCGCCGGCGACATATTCCCGGTCGAACCGAAGATCCTGACCGGCATTCCCATGGTGGGCCGTACGGAAATCGGCGTGCGCCTGATCAAAACCTTCGTCACCAGCGAAGAAGATCCTTCGCTTCTTGGCCTCGTCCCTGGATCGCTTGCGGAAGGCGAACCCGGTGCCGCCCGGGAAGTTGCTTCGATCTCCTGGGCACATATCGACGATGCCGGCGCCGGCGTCTTTTTCTCGGTTTATACGTTGCAGGATGGCACGATCCTCGACCAGACCGGCCCGTCGATCCTTGAGCCAGCCATGCAGGCGCTTGCCGCCTATGATCGCCCAAACGGCAATTACATCGTCAGCGGCTGCCGCGTGACAGCGCTTGGCGCCAACGCCGGCGCCCAGGTCTTCGCGATCGAGCAGGGCGAGGCGAACATCAACGGCTACAAGCGCACGCGCCTGGCCGCGCTCCGTCATAGCGAACCGGAGGCATGGGATGAACTCGCCATTCCCGGCGAGACCCACATCTATACGGGCGGCGCCTCTCTTACGTTCGAGGTCAACCAGGCGCCGATCGGCCATATCAACGATATCCTGTTGACGATGGAAAAGACCGTCACGCTGACACGTGGCGCGATTGCCAGCGGCGCCGATGCGCTCCCGGACGCGAACGTCCTTTCAGTCTCCCAGGTCAAGAAGGGAGCCACCATCTACGCCACGCCAGCGGACTACGCGCTGGTTGGCCGAAATATCGATTGGGCGGCGGCAGGAGCCGAGCCGGCAGCCGGCGAAAACTACCAGGTCACCTATCGCTATCGCGCCAGCGTTCTGGCCGATGCGAGCACAGCGAAGACTTTCACCGTCTCCGGCGGCGCGACGGGCGGCGAGGTCATCATCTCCTACACGACGAAGCTGCCGCGCATCGACCGGCTTTGCCTGCAGCAGGACGGCTCGCCGCTCTATCTGAAAGGACTTCCGGCTCAAATCAATCCGCTGCCGCCAGCGGCTCCAGGCGACGTCCTCAAGCTCTGCCAAATCCGCAACGACTGGATGTCGACGCCTGTCATCTCGGTCGACGGCATCAACGATGGCGTCCGTTTCCTGTCCGCAGCCGAGCAGGCCCGCTTCAACAGTCAACTCCTCGACCTCGTCCGCCTGGTCCAGCTTGAACGCCTGAAGAGCGGCATCGATGCGCGAGAGCCTGTTTCGAAGAAGAATATGTTCGTCGATCCGTTCAACGACGACAGCTATCGCGACGGCGGTACCGAGCAATCCGGTGCAATTGCCGATGGGATGCTGATGCTGTCGATCGCGCCCACCTTCTACCACGCGGATCTCAATCAGGCGGTGACCCTCGACTACGTGGAGGAGGTCGTCATCGCACAGGAGCTGAAGACGGCCTGCGAAAAGATAAATCCGTATCAGAATTTCGAGCCGCTTCCCGGCGGCCTGAAGCTCGCACCCGCCGTCGACTTCTGGACGGAAAGCCGCGATGAGTGGCTTTCTGCTCAGACGGTCGAATTCAACCGCGGCGTCCGCAGGGACAGTGGCCCACTGCAAACCAGTTCGTCGACAGACCAGCTCGTCGACCAGCGTGTCGAACAGCTGGAGTTCCTACGCCAGATCCCCGTCGCGTTTGAGATCTCGGGCCTGGGCGTTGGCGAGATCCTCGACGTGCTCACCTTTGACGGCATCAACGTAAAGCCGGCGGGTGTCCAGGTCGGCGATGCCAACGGCAAGGTGGCGGGTACATTCGTGATCCCGGCGAATGTCACCGCCGGCAGCAAGGTCGTTGCCGCAACCGGTCGCGGCGGTACCGAGGCAACGGCGCTGTTCACCGGGCAGGGCACGGTCGAGATCGACGTCATGCGCCGTGTCACCACGATCAACAACTGGACGCGAGCACAGATTACCCGCTCGATCAACTGGAACAGCGGCAACAACTCCAATGGCGGAAGAGGAGGTGCTGCGTCCAGCGACCCGCAAGCGCAGCTCTTCGCAGTCTCGGAAACGCGTCAGATCATCGGCGTCGATTTCCACCTTTGCAACATCGGCGACCAGACCAAGCACCTCCTGGTCGACCAGGTCTCGACTGATAACGGCTACCCCACGGCCGATGCCGCTGCCGAGGCAGTCATTTCCATGGTCGGCGCTGTCAAAGGCTGGAAATCGGCACGCTTCAACCTGCCTTTGACGACGCCCGTCGATCGGAGCCACGCCTTCGTCATCAAGACGAATGACAAGGACCATTCGATCTCGATCGCCAAGCTTGGCGGCTTCGATGCCGAAGCACAGAAGAAGGTCACCGCCCATCCATATGTCACCGGCCCGCGCTTCTCCTCCGTCAATGCGCAGACCTGGACCGCGCACCAGGACGAAGCCCTGACCTTCCGCGTCGTCGCAGCGAAGTACCCGGTGACGACCAAGACTGTCGATCTCGGAAGCTTCGACCTCGTTCACTGCTCCGACCTGCAGGTGCGGGCGGCCGTCGAGCTTCCTTCCGCCGGCTGCAGCGTCGTCTTCGAGATCGAGCGCCCCAACGGCACAATCTACAAGCTCCTGCCGTCGCAGGTCTTGAGCCTGACGGAATACATCACTGAGACCGTGCAGCTCCGCGCCATCCTGACCGGCACGGAGAAGCTGTCACCGATCCTCTATGCGCCTGTCGAACTGATCGCCGGTGAGATCGCCGAGGAACTGACCTACGTCACGCGCGCCTTCGATCTTGGCGAGGCGGTTCGTGTAGCAAACTACTTCAAGGTCTATTTGCCGGGCGGCGCGACGATCGCCATGGCCTACTCGGTCGATGGCGGAGCGTTCATAGACGTCCCGGTGGTTGATATCGACCCGCTCGCGTTCCCACTCTGGTCCGAGCGTAAGTACGAGAAGACACCGCTGACCGGGATCAACATCCGGCTGAAGCTGACCGGCACGGGCGGCCCGGCAGCCCGGCTCATCATCGGCGATTTTGGCGCCGGCATTCTCTAAGGGCTGACCATGAACACGACCCCGAATTTCAATCTGCCAAAGCCGATCGACACTGCCGACGTCGACGAGGAATTCTACCGCCTGCAGTTGGCATGGGACATGCTGGATTTGATCCTCTTTTCCATGGTTCAGCAGATCGCGGGCAAATCGAACCTCGGGCACGGCCACGCGATCGGCGATATCGTTGGCCTTGTGGCCGCTCTTGCCAACAAGATGGATGCCACACGCACCTTCAGCCTGGACGATCTGACTGACGTCGATGGAGCGGCAGAAGCGGCCCTCAACTATCTCCTGGTGAAAGGATCGGACGGCAAGTGGATGCCGTCGTCGGCGAGCGCTGCTCTCGGTGCCCACCAACATGCCCAAGGTGATATCGTCGGCTTGACCGATGATCTCACCTCGCTCTCCCAAGCAATCGACGAGACGGCGGCTGCGTTGGCTGACAAGCAGGACCGTGTTGCCTCGACCGATCAGGATATGAACGGCCGTGATGTCCTCAACGTTCGAAAGGTCAACGGTGGCCAGCTTTCTTCCTTTCGTAACAAACTCATCAATGGCGACTTCAGCGTCTTTCAAAGAGTAGCAGTGCCAACGACAGGGGTTGTCGTCGCCGCCGGCGCATCGGCTTATGTCGCCGATCGCTGGCTTGTGACGAACACCACAAATCAGCCGGTGACGGTCAGTCGCCAGCTTCATATCCTTGGGCAAGCGGCGGTGCCTGGGAGGCCGAAGTTCAAAATGCGGTTGGCTTTCGCTACGGCTCCCACCACGGGAACCATCCGCGTTGCTCAACGTGTGGAGGGGGTCGAGACGCTGGATGGTGCCGCGTCCGCTCGCGCGCATCTGACCGGGCCGGCTGGCGCCGAGGTGCTTGCATGCGAAGTCGTGCAGAATTTTGGGACAGGTGGCGCGCCATCAGCATCGGTTGTTACTGCCGCCTCGTCTCTCGACATTGCCACGATCTATAATGCCGCGACGCAGATCAGAAAGGCGCAGTTTGCCATCCCGTCGATCGCAGGCAAGACGATCGGTTCAAACGGCAACGACTTTGTTGAGCTGGGTTGGGTGCTTACGCCTCGTCAGGTCGGCAACTATGAGCTTTCGCAATTGTCCTTCGTGGAGGGCGACGCGAGCAAAGAGGCCGATCCTTTTTCCCCGCGCCACAAGGGGCAGGAATTCGCGTTGTGCCAGCGTTACTATCAAACACGGGATCATATCGTAGATGCCGCCGGCACCAACAACTATTCGCCTTATCAGCCGGTCGCACTTCCGGTTCAAATGCGAGTAGCCCCAACTGGATCGCACTCAACAATTAGCACGGCGGGCTCTTTTTCTGGCCCTACCATCTCCTACACAGCAGAGCGCTTCGGAGCTTACATCTCCAACACATCGGCGACGTCGAACACCTGGGTGGGCAACATCAAAATGGATGCGGAGCTTTGAAATGATCGAACGGGTTACGGGCTTCAACGCGGCGGGATCGATCGCCTGCGTTATCGACGGGGAAGAGCTTACTGTCCCAAACGATATGGGAAATCGGCATCGGCAGTTGATAGCGGAGTGGGAAGAGCAAGGTAATAAAATCCCTCCTTTCGTTGACACCGCCTCACCGTTCCATCCGTTGTTTCCGGTCGATTTCAAGTTGGGGATGCTAACCTTGAACGTGACCCCGGATATGGTCGATGCGGCAATCGCACAGCTGGAAGAACCTGATCGGACGCGCGCATCGATCTACTGGACGTCGGCGAGGATGTTCTATCGTGATGACGTCTGGCTGGCTTTGATTGCGACGTACTTTGGCAAGACGGACGACGACATCAACGGGGCCTGGGAATACGCCATGTCCCTCTCGACGCCGGTTGCCAACATCTAATTTCTATGCCTTTTATGGGCTCTCAAACGCGATTTGAGCCGGGCTGACAGCTGTCAGCCCCGCCGGCCAAGGGCCTGAAGGTAGGTTGCGCTGAAGCAATTCACGCACCTAAAACCCCTTCAGGAGAGCCCATGTAATGGCTGGCACTACCGATTTCGTCGGCGTTCGCGTCTTCTCCAATCTCTCCTCGACCGTCGCCAAGATCGACACACGCGACAGCACCGTCATTGCGATGGCACTTCCGGCGCCGGCGGCCGACGATGTCGCTTTCCCGGTTGGCACGCTGGTGCGCCTCTCGACGGATGACGCCGTCCAGGTTGCCAAGCTCGGCGAAGGCATTGCACTTGATGCGGTCAACCAGATCGCCTCGGAAGGCATTGTCACGGACATCGTCTTCCTGCGCGTCGCGCATTCGATATTGACTGATCCCGCCGCCAAGCTGGCGGCCGAAACAAACTCGATCGGCGGCTCGGCAGCGCTGAAAACCGGCGTGTGGGCTTTCCTTGATGCCAAGGCGCAGCTCGGGCTTGAGCCTGGTGTCTTGATTGCGCCCGGTTACACCTCGCAGCGCGTCGGCGCCGCCGCCAATGCCGTCGTGGTCGCGATGTCGGCTGTTGCCGCAAAACTCATCGACTGCATTGTGATCGTCGATACGCCCACAACCAGTCGCGAAGACGCGGCCGATTATGCAGCGGACTTCGCGACCGCCTTGAACGTCGTTGCGCTCTATCCGCAGGTGATCGTCAACCTGGGCGGCGGCAATGTGGTGCGCCCGATGTCGCCCCATGTTGCTGGAGCGATGATCCGCCGCGACAAGGAAGTCGGCAATCCTTATAAGGCGTTCTGGAACCGCCCGCTGCGTGGCATCCTCGGGCCATCCATTCCGGTCGGCTACGTGGACGGTGAAATCACCTCCGACGCCAACTATCTCAACCAGGCCGGCATCGGAACGATTATCGAGCAGAACCTGCTGTGGGCGCCCTTCACCACGGCCAGCGATCCGACCGTGGCAAGCTGGCGTTCGATTAAACGCATCCGCACCCGCCGTGCGGTTGAGAAGGCAATCCTCCGGCCGCTGCGCCAGTACATGGCCGAGGACATCACCCCGCACATGGTCTCGCTCATCTATCGGGCGCTCGACCAGTTCATGGGCGACCTTGTGACGCTCGGCGCGCTGATCGACTACGAGCTGCTCTGGTCCTCGTCGCTGAACCCAGCGACTATCCTCGAAGCCGGTGCGCTGCGCGTGAAGATGCGCTTCGCCGAGACGCCCGATCTGGTCGATCTGCAGATCTATACCGAGCCGCAGCCGGAGGCGTTCGACGTGCTTCAGTCCGCGATCGCCGCCGCGCTCTCGCAGCTCGGCCTCAACAACGTCCGCGTGACGGCATAAGGAGAATTCCATGGACCGCATCATTCACGGTTCCAACTGGTATTGCGGCGAGATCAACCAGCGCCTGCGCGTCGACGAAACGACACTGCCGGCTCTCTCGCGTGACATGTCGAATTTTGTCATGGGTGGCGGCTATTTCGGACTGGAGCTGCCAGCCGAGATCCAGCCACTGACGGCTGAGATGACCGTCAACGGAGCCCATGAGGATCTGCGAAGCCGCTTCGGCCGCGAGCCCGGCGACTGGACGACGGTCACCTATTACGAGAGCTTGCTTGATGTCTTCCCGGCCGGCTCGGACGGTACCAGCCAGGGCGCCGGCGCTCCGAAGCTCAACGGCCGCGTTGTCTTCCTCAAGGGCCTGCTCAACGAATACACGCCTCCGGGCGTCAAGGGCCTGAAAGCATCCGGCGCAACCCGCCTGCGCTGGTCGACCATCGTGCTCTACCACGACATCTTCAACGGCAAGACGGTCCACAAGTTCGACCTGCAGAACAACGTCCTCATCATCGACGGCGTCAACTACACGGCCGAGCATAACCGACTGATTTCGGCCTGACGAAATACCAGGGGAGCGCGCCTGATATGGGCGCGCGCGGCGAAGGCCGGTCGCCGATCGAGGCGGCCGGCCACTTCTTTGACCCGAGGAGGCTTTGATGAACGATATTCTCCGGGCGCAGATCGAGACGCCCATGTCGAAAAATGATCCCAGGGGCGTGAAGCTGGAGAACATTCCGCTACCGCCACAGTCCATGTGGACCGAGCTCGACAATTCGGCCGCCACTACGGCTGCGCCCGTTTTGGCCGAAAGCCCGGCGCCGGAGGTGCAGGCACAACCGGCAACTTACTTCGGCAAGATGCGCGAAAGGTCGATCCCGCTCCAGTATCCAGTCGCGATTGGGGGCCATGAGATCACCACCATCACTATCCGGAGGCTGACACTAGGCGAGGCACAGGATCTGCTTGAGAAGAGCCGTGGGCGGACATTGATGCTGATGGAGATCTACGCGGAGATGACCGGCCTTTCCGAGGTTGAGCTGCGCAGCCTGGACGACGAGGACGGCACGATCGTGATCGAGGCGGCCTACGATTTTTTGCCCCCAAGGTTCAAGGCGGACGACGCGTTGCCGGCGAACTGAAGCAATGGCGCAGCTACGTCGCCCGCATCGGCGCCTACCTGCATCGGCAAGTGGAGACGGACATGTTTTGGGACGAGCTGCTGCTCTGGTTCGATGAGGCCAGGCAGGTTCATGCCGAAAGCTTCGGCCAGCTCAATGCCCTATTTGGCGGATTGAAGCATGAATGACATCAACGTCGCGCTGCGCCTTCGACTGAAAAACGACTTGTCACGTGAGGCGCCCAAGGCTGAACGCGACCTGAAGCACATCAAGCAGGCGGCAGACGCACTCGGCAAAGCCGGGGGCTCCAACAAGCTGGGGCGTGAACTTGCCGAGCTGCGCCGCGAGGCAGGCCAGAGCGAGCGGGCAGTGCGCAATCTCGATCGCGAGGCGCGCAAGCTTAACGCCGTCAGCACCAATTCGGCCGAACGGGAGGTGCGTGCGCTCGGCACGGCGGCCAAGACTGCGCAAAAGGATCTCCGGCTCCTGGAGCGCGAGAGCCGCAACCTCCGTGGCGTCGATCCCGGCAAGATCGATCGGATCAACAAGCCGGCCGGTGCGCTCAACCGGACGATGGATATGCTGAAGAGCAGCGCCGGCGCCGCCTTCGGCGCGCTGGTCGCCTTCGCCTCCGTCGACAACATCATTCGCGGCATGGAAGAGGTAGCCGATCGCGCCCGCAAGCTCGATCGTGAAATCGCCTCGGTCGCGGTCACGGCCGAGATGCGGACGCCACAGGCGATCAAGCAGATCGGCGCTTCAAACGAAAAGCTGTCCGTTCGCTACGGCGTGGACCAGACCGCCGTCAACGACGCCCGCAAGACCTTTGCGGCGGCTGGGTTCGGCCTCGACCAGCAGGAAGCGATACTTGACCCAACGCTGAAGGCGGCCAAGGCCGGCGACAGCACCGGCGAAACCATGGCCGCCGCCGTGATCGCCTCGCAGCAGGCGCTCGGCGTCAAGAACAGCGAGGTTCCGGCAGCGCTCGATATGATGGCGAAGGGCTCGAAGCTCGGCAGCTTCGAAGTCGATGCCATGGCGAAGAATTTCCCGGCGTTGGCAACGATGTATGGCGGCACCGGTCGTAGTGGGCTTCAGGGATGGGCAGAGCTAATTGCGGCGGCGCAGGTCGTTCGCATGGGCGCGGGCACTCAGGACCAGGCAGCGACGAACCTGGAAAACATCATCTCCAAACTCTCCTCGCCGGACACGGTGAAAAACTTCCAGGAGAAGGGCGTCGATCTCGAAAAGCTGAAGAACAAGTCGATCAAGAACGGTACGCCCTACATGATGGACGTGGTCGACGAGGTGATGCGGATTTCGGGCGGCAACGAGTTCACTATCGGCGAGCTGTTTGGCGACATGCAGGCCAAGCAGGCTCTCGCGCCGCTCATCGGCAAGCGTGATGTTTACAACGACTTTCTCAAACAGATCGTCGGCGACAGCCGAGGCACGGTCGACGCCGACTATGACTTCGTGCGCAATCGGCCACAGGAAAAAGCCGATCGCCGTGAAGCGGCGGCTGCGGCGACCGGGAATAAGATCGGCGCGATTTATGGGGCTGTCACCGATCCGATCAAGGATCGCGTTGTCGGCGCCTTTAACGGCGACTACGCGCGTCAAGAGGAGGAGTATCGTCAGACGCAACTTCGTCAGCTCGGCCCTCTCGAACTCAGCAAGCGGATCGCCGACCTAGAGGCACGTCTTTCCAAACTACCACCCGAAAAACTGGATGGCGTCATTCCGATGATGGGCGCGGTTCGCGGTCAGGTGAAAGGTCAGCTGGAAGAGCTGAAGGGGGCTATGTCCACGCTTGACGGCGGTTCCTCGCTCGAAGCCAGAGACGAGCGAGCCGCCGCCCGCGGGCCGAGCGGCTGGCAGCGGTTCCTTTTCGGTCGCGCCGCGCAGCCTGGCTTCGATCTCAAGGACCAGCTCGGTATCGACCTGCGGCCGGCCGCCGAGGAAAGCATGAAGGGCTATAATGAGGGCCTGGCGAGCGAAGGGCAGAAGGCAGCGCAGGAAGCCACGTCGATCGCCGATCGGATCAAGGCCGCGCTCGGCTTCACCGTAAGCCCGACCATCGCACCGAATTTCATGCCGCCGGCATCGACGCCGACCTCTCTGCCAAAGGACAAACAGTCCGCTTTGCAGACACCAAGCTCGGTCAAGGTTGCGCAATACTTCCCAGGCGGCAACGCCAGGCTGGCGGCCATGCGGGCGCAGCGGGAGCAGAACCGGGCCATCCGAATGGCCTCGGCCCGCTCGCTGTCGGATACCGGAGGTAAGCTCGCATGAGCGTTTTCAATCCAGTCGGCGCACTGATCTCGATCGGCGGCGCGGTGCTTTACACGGTCGGCGGCCTCAATCCACAACGCCTGGCAGCGTCAAGCGAGGCGCGGTTCCCGGCACACCCGACGGCCTCCGGCATCTTCTATCAGAAGACTGGCCTCGGCGAGCGCAGCCTTTCGATCGAGGCACGCACCTATCCTCATGTGATGGGCGGCCTCGATGCCTACGCCATCCTCACCGCCCACCATGAGAGACAGTCTGTCGTTCCCTTGATCCGGCTGCGCAGCAACTTTCAGGGTCTCGTTTCGGGCCTTTGCGTCATCAGCACATTGGAGGCCGACGAAGAGAAGCTCCACCCGTTTGATGGCGTCGGTCGGCAGATCGACGTGACGATCGGCCTCTTGATGATGCCGACCAATTTCAGCGGCTTTGACGTCTCAAGCATTTCCAGCTTCGGAGGCCTCCTTTGACGACCTATACCGTTGCCTTTTCCGGCGAACGTCTCGATCGCATCGCCAAGAAGACGCTGCAGACCGAGCACCAGGGTGCCGTCGAGGCATTGCTCGGTGCCAATCCCGAACTGGCGGATCTGGCTGCCTCCGGCTTTGTGCCTGGCGGGACGTTGATCACCATTCCGATCACCTTCAAACCAGCGCCCACGGTGGCGCAGGTTCTGGCCTGGGAGTGACCATGCGAAAGCCAATCGTCCAGGTCATCGGTCAAAGCGGTGCAGATCTCGTGCCAGGCTGGAACGAGGCATTAGTCTCCGTGGAGTTCACGGACAATGACGGCGGCGAAGCTGACGAAATCAACATCACTTTTGCCGTCCAGGCCCCATTTCCGAGCAGCCCGGCAGAGGGCACCAGGTATCGTCTGCTCTATGGATGGGACGAGAGCGCGCTGCGCGACGCAGGCCTCTTCACCTATCAATCCGACAGCCTTTCTGGCGATGCCGAAGGCGGGTGGACGATGACTATTACGGCCAGGGCGAGCGACTTCATCGACGCGGACAAGGCGGCCGACAGCGAGCATTTCGAGGAGACGACCGCCGGGGAAATCTTCCAGAAGCTGGCGGGCCGCTCCGGCAAGACGGCCGTGATCGACGCTGCGATCGCTGCTATCCGCATCCCATATCGTCTTCGTTACAACCAATCCCTTACGGGCTTTGCAAACGAGCTGGCTGAGGAGCTGGGCGGGACGCTGAAGTTCGCTGGTGGAAAGATGCTGGTGCCACAACGCGCCGGCGGCAGGACGGCGAGCGGCACAGACATGCCAGTGATTGTGATCGCCTATAGTTCCGTCCTCGGAGGCGAGATTTCGGCTGAAGGCAAAGGTCGGTACGCGAGTGCCGGGAGTAATTTTTTCGATCCCTCGGAAGGCGCTCAAAAGCTCTTTGAAGCCCCCTCGATCGGCAGTGCCTCGCGTTTCCTATCGCTGCATCCGGCCCGCAGCCGCGAGGAGGCCGAATACGCGGCAAAGGCCCAGGGCAATGAGCAGGCCCGCGACAGCGTCACGGGCAGCGTCGACATCGAAGGCAGTCTGGACGCGATGGCCGGTGGGCGCGTGAAGCTCTCGGGCTTTGGCGCAAGCCGCGACGCGGCTGACCTGGTGGCCTCGTCGATCCATCACACGTTCACCTTTGACGATAGCGGCGGGTGGCTAATGGCGATCGAGCTGGCGAACCGAAAGACAGGTAAGGGGTAGCCGCCGATCGGGCGGTCGGAGCGCGCAAACGCTCCAACGACGGGCCTCAGTTTGGCGACCAGACCCGTCCAACGGCAAGTTTGCACAACCGTCGCACCCGTACCCTGCAGGGCCGGGACTTCGTGACTGAGTCGTGAGATGTTTGAAATGGTGAATCTTGAAACGTGGCGGGAAGTCCCCAATACACAGCCGCCGGCAGCGTGGATCGGTGGGAAAAGGGCTCTTGCTCCCCGCCTTGTGAAGATGATCGGCGAGATCCCGCATCAACTCTATGCGGAGCCTTTCGTCGGCATGGGCGGCGTCTTTTTTCGTCGAACACGAGTGCCTAAGACCGAGGTCATCAACGACCGTAACGGCGAGGTAGTGAATCTCTTCCGCATTCTGCAGCGGCACTATCCGCAGTTCATGGACACATTGAAATTCCAGGTCACCAGCCGTCGGGAATACGAACGCTTGAAGGCATGCGATCCCGCCACGTTGACCGATCTGGAGAGAGCCGCCCGCTTCATCTACCTGCAGAAGCTGTCCTTCGGCGGAAAAGTGTCTGGCCAGAATTTCGGCGTGCAGCGGAGCGGCTCGGCCCGGTTCAACCTGACGCGCCTGGGACCGTTATTGGAGGACGTCCACGAGCGCCTTGCCGGCGTTGTCATCGAGAACCTGGACTGGTTGGACTTCATCGATCGCTACGATCGGCCGGGGACGCTGTTCTATCTCGATCCGCCATATTTTGGCAGCGAGGGCGACTACGGGAAAAGCCTGTTTGGCCGGGAGCAGTTCGAGCTGATGGCAGAGCGTTTAGGGCGGCTTAAAGGTCGATTTATTCTTTCGATAAACGACGGTCCGGAGATCCGCAAAACCTTTGCCGCCTTCAATCATGTTGAAGCCGACCTTAAATACTCTATTGCGGGCGGCGAAGGTGTGCCGGCGCGGGAGTTGATCATCATAGAGAGGCCGTATGACCGGTAAAAGGAAGAGCATCGCAACAAGCGGCGGCGTGCCGTTTGGGGTCGCCATAGCAGCTGAAGTTCTATCTGCGATTCAAGTGCCTGGCGGAAGCGTCTTGGCAGACTTTGTTGACCGGTATCAGGAAAAGAAACGAGCGGAAGCGCGGGATCTGCTCATTGAGGAGATCTCCGCCGGCCGTCACGGTCCTGTTGATTTTGATGCCGACGACATGGACCCTTTCATCGCTGCAACCCTTCGCTTTGCGAAGGCCGTCGAGATCGGCGCTGCTCACGAAAATCTTAAGCTCCTTGCACAGGTGATCGCGGGCTTGAAAAGAAATAAAGCGCTATCTGCGGACACATTCATGCGATGGGCGGGCGTTCTCGAAGGCATGACTCGCGACGAACTCATGATGCTCGGAATGGCCTATCGGGCGCAAAGGATTTACGAACAAGCGCAGCAGGGAGAGAACGCGACTGTGTGGCCACAGCTTATAAGCTCCATGACCAATGCTGGATATTCGGCCGGCGAGATCGCATCGCTTGCCGCCTGCGTCAGCCGTTATGGGCTGTTGACGCTAAGTACAGGTTTCGGAGGCGTGGCGGGCTATGAGCCGTCCAGCTGGCTGATGGAGCTGGGCGAACTTGCTGATCTGAACGTTGTCATGGCTAGGGAGTCCCGTGCATGA